AAGGGTTAAAGGCCTAAATCAAAAGTATAAGCGGAAGTTACTAGACCAAGCTTAAAGCTTTTGTTCCCAAAGTCTGCAGGAGACGCAATGCGAAAGTAGTAGTACGCGTCGTTTCAAGCGAGCCTGCAGGTGCTGCTTTGGTTTGTTTTAACGGGTTGTGGTAGGAGTTTTCACGAATACATGACCTATGCAATTATAGCGAGGGGGTGAGAAGCCCCCATGGTGGCCTGTAGTACCATGTGTAAGGTGTGTCGGAAACACTCGCATGGGCTATAAAGGCGCGCGAACGTAAAACGGAACGAGGTGAACCAATTCATTCATCTCAGGGATCCTAATCCAGCGTGAGCGTGGCATCCTTAACGTCGAAACCCTATTTAGGGTGGTTTGATCCACTGATTGTAGAACCCGTAACAATCAGTCAGTGGTGAGTCCTAGACCGGATTAACAAGAAATCTAACAAGAAAATCTTACAACAGCTAGGTGTGGCATGGAAAAAGGCGGGTAAGGCAGCCAAGAAGAAGAAGGCACTCAATTATACACTAAAAGAATTGGGTAAGCTGAAGAATCAGATGGCAATGCCTATGGCCCACACTTATCCTGCCGGAATACCCCAGGCCTATGCTGTTGGGTCAGGTGCCTACGGACGTGGGGCGTATGGCCGTGGGGCGTACGCAGCGAATCAGCCAATCGCTGTCAATTCGTTATTCAAGGAGTTCTCAGGTAGGAGAGCGAAAACGTCCAGTTTCAACGATGAGACTGGTCGGATCCGGGTATCTCGGAGAGAGTATGTTATGCGCGTTGTTGCACCAGCAACAACTGTTGAATTTCAGAATACATCTTTCTCTATCAATCCCGGTTTGGATGGCGTGTTTGCTTGGCTTTCGCAAATTGCTCAGAACTACGATGAGTATGAGCTTGAGCATCTCGTGTTTCATTACAAACCCGTCATCTCTCAGGCGTCCACTAGTGGCGCTATGGGTTCAATTCTCTTGTCGACGAACTACAACGCCGGCGCAGAGAAGTTTGAATCTTTTCGAGAGATGGCAGAGTACATGGGTACTCTTGAAACTAGAGTTTGTGATCCATGTATGTTTGGTGTGGAGTGTGACCCCACAAAACATGGATCATCGCCGATCGAATACATCAGGACCGGAACGGTCCCGGTGGGCGAGGACATTAAGACGTATGACCTCGGTTTGTTCCAATTGGCGACGGCGGATGTGTCAAGTTTCGCTGAGGGCACGCTCCTCGGCCACTTGTACGTAGAATACCAGGTAGTGCTCGGGAAACCTAAACTATTCGGAGCCTTAGGAAAGGCTATCAAATGCGATATGTTTAAGAGTCCCGTCACCAGTATCACAGGAGTTAGCTTCGTGTATCAGTGTACACCGAATCCCGCTAATAACTTGGGTACTACCCTCCAAGACAGTGGAGTCGGCAATGGAGCCGTCATAACTTTTCCCGACAATTTCTATGGTCGTGTGTGCATAAACTATTTCATTGGTGCAACAACAGTAGTGTTTTCAGCACTAGCATACACGGGGAATGTTACGAATCCATCCATTTGTGGGCCGGCAGGTACAGCAGCCAACGAGATTGCAGGCACGACAGGTGTCTCTACTTCATTCATCCAATTTTATGTCGACGTTTCGGCATCTAGTGGAGGGGTGGCAAACACAGTCATTCTCGGTGGCACTCTTGGTACCTTTTACTATTCCAACTTGGACATAACTCAGGTGAATCCTGATTTTGATCAATGGTAAACACCTGGTTTCAAAGTGAATAGGACTATGTTTAAGGTCCTTTATAACAACACTTGCTTAGGACTATGTTTAAGGTCCTTTATAACAACACGCACGCCCTAGCGTTGGGGATCGACTGGGGACCGTAAGTTCCCTGGCGGGTGTATGCCTGTCAGAAGTACAATATATGTTAACAGTGGTAAATGTGGTGTTTTATGTTGTAAATATTGTATATAAAGTGCCAGAGCTGCGTGAAGCTTTGGGAGAGCGGGTTCAGTGCTCCTGAACCCTGTTTGTGTCTGAGACAACCACTGTCATTTTCGGTTTATATTTTTCTCAGGATTAGGACCCTGGGGCTTAATGCATAGTCAATTGACTCATTTTGTACGATATCCGTGGAATATTTAGCGAAATGTCAACCGCTCAGCAGACGACAACTGTCCCATTGTGGATCGATGTAATGGACCCAAAAAATGTTTGTGCTTGTCCGTTTACGGATTCCCTTAACAGGGCCTCCAAAGTGCAATCAAGGGATGGATTTCCCTTCAAGTTTCCCATCAATAGTCGAGGAGGTCGAGAATACTGTTGGGTTTAGTGATCGTGTCAGACTTTACTATCCGGGTAACTCTAGGATGGCGACATGGGTCTTCGTGGTAGGGTGCGCTAGCTCTATCAATTTCCGGCAACCTACGGAAGTATAACAGTCGAAGAAGTTTAATGAGTGTGCTTCTCGGCGGCCGGCTAATCTCCGGCAGACAAACTCTGCAACCCGCTGAATCAATGAAACAACCCCTGGTGACCAGGAAGGTCAAGGTAGCTGACGAAGTTTGGCGTCAGGTACCAGTAGTGGTTCGTAACCCCCTCCGGACACAGGAAGGAGAGGGGGAAATCAAGACTAAAGTCATACAGAATGATTTCAAGTCACTGGTCAATCGTTTTGAGGCACTTAGAAAAGATGATACCTTAGTTAATAAGGACAAAGTTTCTAGTGCTCTCAAGGCGGTTGACTCTCTAAGGCTTAAAGACAACTTGTCGAAAGATGAGAAGCAGATTGTCAAGAAGCAAGAGAAAGGCGGGATGGGGCAACGGACTGCTGCCCCGCAAGGTAAATCGAGGTTTAAGGAGAAAGAGGCTGCAATAAACAAAGGAAACGGCAGCAGGAGCAAAGTCCAGAAAACTAACGGTGAACCGAGCAAAAAAGCTGCTAAAGCCATAGCAAAGAAAAACTCGATTAAGACGTCCGATGTGAAGGCACACATATCGGCAACGGGGAAAAAACTTGGTGAAGGCAAGCAAGTAGTCGGAAAAAGCCAGGCTGTTGCTGGCAAGGGCAAAGACCAGAAGGAGGTCGAGCCGAGGAAGAGCAAGATCAAGAAAGGAGAGGCTGTTCTTGCATGGGAGCGCAAAGTTGTCGAGGATGAAAACTACATAAGATACATTGATAGTCTGAGGGAGAGGATGAGGAGACTCGAAAATCCCAATGAAGACTTGAGTGGTATTAAGTCTGAGATAACAACTGCGGAAACCCAAGGGAAGCGTTTGAAGCAAAGAGAGGAACGTCTGAAGAAAGTCAAAGCCGAAAAAGCAGAGAAGTGCAATAAGTCAGTAAGTAAGAAAGTAGACCAGAAGATAAAAGGTCAAGTGAGGAATGACGTAGATGAAGCACTCAGTTTGCAGGAAGCAGAAGACGGAAAAGACAACCTTGTTGAGCTTGACGAGATCTTGGGTTTAGGTGGCAGTCCAGAAGCTGGTGGGGATGGTAAGGGTGACGGTGATGACGTTGATCCTGAAATCCCCTTCCGAGTTGCTGAGATTGGTTCCTTAGAGACGAGACATGTCAGTGATGATGACACTGACACTAGGTATGTCGACGCTCTAGGAGCGCCCTATTGTGGTTATGTCGCAGTCGCGTGGGCGGCTGGCGACGTACTGAAGAGGAAGGAAGCTGAAATGATAGCAGGCAACGGATCCGTAAAGGATGTAGTCAATTATGCTGCTCAATTGGGTTTTAACTGTGTTGTGAGGGATGCAGTTGGAAACGTGATAAGGAGCAATAAGTATGATGATGAAAGGTGGATACACCTCAAGCTTGTTGTTTTCGGTGAGAGAGGAGAAGTTGTGCCTAGGGCATTAGATGAATCAGAAGATGGTAGTGGCATGAAGTGTCACTACCTCGTGGGAGTGGGAAAACACTGCCATTCTGATAATCTATATATACCGAGACTTCTAATCGATTCACAATCCATCTATCCCTTGTGGAACCGTGTCTTTGACAGTAAGGTTTTCAAGGTGTTTAAGTGGTTTGTGCTACCGTTGCTCATTCTTCTAGCAGTACTATCCACAGCTTACGAGCCCGGGGTTGAATGCGAGTCGCCTTATGGTATAGCAGGTACCAGTGCGCCGAGTGTTTCACCCACCTCTTCACCCACAATGGACCCAATTCCAACACCCGTTGATAATTGCAGGTCAAGACCCGGAAGTTTTCATTGGCATGTGGTTGTGTCGGTGTTCACGCTTTTGGTCACTCTTGGCTTTGTGATAATCATGGGCTACTCCCAGAAAATTCGCGTTACAGCGAGCGTTGCTCGACCTAACAGTTCTGATAAGGACGTTAGGACAGTATCGGCTCAGCGCGAACGTCTGAAGCATCACGATGCGTCGCAGGTTGTTTCCTTTGACGTGCAACATTTCGTGTATGGTATGGAGTTGGTCACATTACCATCAACATTCGCCGGCAGCCTGCTAGGAAGTCGTTATGTTGATAGGTACACCGTCTCGTCTAAGATTTTCCTCGACGTTTTCAAGAACATTTCAATTATGGCTGCTCTTAGGAAGAAGGATGCTTATGCGGCTGTAGAGGCGGTTCCACGCTACCGAGAGGTTAATACTCCAATCATGCTGTTCGCAGACACTGGCTTGTGCTTAATGCGCATAGCTGATCTGGTCAGGGATGGTTTGGTTTTGGACAGACCTAGTGTAGCAAACGCGGAGAGGAGTTTCGAAAGCGACTACCTGTTTGAGACAGTTTACGCGGAAGACCCTAGGACAGGAATTATGCCAGACTTAGCAAATGTAGGATCGCAGTTAGCATCCAAGTTGCGAGGTAATGGCAGTAATTACGTTTCTAAAGGGTACCGCATCGTGGACTCGGGTCAGACAAAAGTAGGTAACTTCCCTCTGGGCACTTTCACTACCAACCAGGGTCCTCTTGGGAGAAGAGGTGAAAGTGCAACGACCTCCATAGACAGTTTCATGGCCTTTGTTGGTAGAGCCATGAACAATGATGCTAATGCACAGAACGACTTCCTCCTGAACGATTTTCTTAAATTTTCGAAAGATTTTATTGATGACATGATGTCTAAGATAGACTTTTCAGATGTGGTAGAGCCACAGGAATATGGTTCGGAGAATACTGTCGAAGATTTCTTCAGACAGCATTATCGTGGGAAGAGAACATCAGCATCGATTGACGCTGTTATGGCATCTTGGAAGAAACACCTGGACGGCACTATGTGTGTACGAGAACGGAAGCGTTGGAGACGAAACAGTTTCTTTGTCAAAGCGGAATCTAACTTGAAAGAAGTTATGAGTGCTGATGGCAAATTCGTAGAAAGTGTCAAGGTGAAGCCAAGAGGCATAATGACGATGTGTGACATGATGTTAGTCACATGTAGCCCAGTACTGATTTTGATCAATAAGATACTGTACTCAGATGTAATGAGGCAGTTCCACATTAAAGAAATCTCTCAGGAAGAGATGGTACAAAAAGTTGTGGAACTGACTGAGTCAAAGTATCAGGTCACAGATTACTCGAGCTATGAGGCAAGTATATATGGTGGTTTGCGTGAAGTGGAAGAGTACTTCATCAAAAGAGCGTGTGACGAGGCAGGGTTTCTCAGGACGAAGAGGTACTTTGAAGAGTTCACACCAGCGGATAGGACGTTGTGGGTGCAGTGGGGCACGTTCCACATTCGTTCTAGGTGTTCAGGTGATTTCTGGACTTCATTTGGCAATGGTATTTTGTCAACATGCATCATGGCATACTGCCACAAAGTTAATAACTGTGTGTCAGATTTTGCTATGATAGCAGAGGGGGATGACGGGTTAGTCTCGCAAGAGACACCAAACGTCAGCATCATTAGGTCCCTTGGACTTAAATTTTCCAGCAGTGTCTCCGGCACGGCGCCTGGTGATGCTGATTTCCTTCAGAGCCTTTGGGAAGGCAATGGGATGCCCCGTCATCTAAATTTGGGTCGAACACTGGCTTCTCTTTTGTTTGTGAGAAACAGTACAGGCTTGAAGAAGACTAAGCAATTGTACATCTTGAGATGTAAAGCACAGTCACTCTATCACTTATCTCCTGGTCATCCAGTTTTGTCACCTTTAATAGTGACAATCGGGAAGATGACTTCAGGGTTGAATAGTTTTAAGGGTGTGGAAAAGTATTTGGATAGTTGGAAGAATGAATCTTCTGATACCAGTAGTTTTCCCCGTGCTATAAAGATCAATGAGAATATGCGTCACAGGATTAATCAGGGAGCAGTAGGTTTTCCCCCGATTACGTATTGTGAGCAGATGTACTTGGAGCATATCTTCAGCTTATGCGACCCCACCAAGTGGTATCTAGGCGATATCTTTCTCGATTACCCCGCTCTAACATTTCATCAATATGAGATTCCAGCCCTCACTGGAGATTTTGACAAGTTGTTGAAATTGTTTGAGATTCGCGACACCCGCTTGGTGGAAAAGCTCGACCGTGACGAGCTTTAAATGAGATCACGAAGAGTCACGATCTACTCGAAACGACGTACCCTGGGAAGTAACAGGAACCCCGTGCCACATGCGTTAATGTGGAGTCATGTTCTACTAGAAACGACATACCTTGGAAAGTAACAGGAATCCCGCCCGAGAAGCTCTACAGAGTTCTCGAGTTAGCTTAGGCTAGGCCCAGCATTGCCAGAGGATGCTGCCGCAATTGCGTGAAACATTGCACCTTGGGTAAGTAACAGGAAAACCCACCACTCTCCGCCGAAGGCCGAGAGTTTATTCATTGAATAAGGTAAATACAGG